TGATGACGCAATTTATGCTGGCGGTGGTGATGGCTCTGGCACTAATAATGGTACGGATCTTGGATCTGCTCTTTATAATTTTGGAGACCTCTACCTATTAGGCGGTGTAGTCTTCGGCGACGCTGGCGGCTCTGGCACTTCTTCAAGCAACACGCTTGATAGCTATGAGGAGGGGACTTTTACACCGACAGTAATTGGGAGTACCACGGCAGGAACTGCAACATACAGCCATCAAAACGGTGCGTACACAAAAATCGGCAATGTAGTGAATATTCAAATATATCTGAATTGGTCTAGTGGTACGGGCGCTGGAGTTTTAAGGTTTTCTAATTTGCCGTTTACCTTATACGGCACATCTGGTTTTTACTCATCCGCAACAATTGGCGAATATTCTAATATAGCAGGAACTGCTGGGCATACATTATGTGCGATAGGTTTGCCCAATACCGTTGATATTCAGTTCGCAGAAAATGATTTTAGTTCAGCCCCAACCACTACTGATTATGACGCAGCGGGCTATATTATTTTAAGCATGACGTACATAGCAGCATAACAAACCATACGCCTATCGGACGGTAGGCACAGACAGGAGCAACACCATGGCTTTAGAAAAAGTAGTAACAGAAGACAAGATAGAAATCGTAGGTGAGTACAAGGCAGTACAAGTACGAACCTGCACCAAAGTAATGGAAGACGGCGTAGAGCTATCCTCTGGCTACCACCGCCACGTCATCACGGCTGGTCAGGACTACAGCGGCGAATCAGCAGAAGTCCAAGCGATTTGTGCAGCGGTTCACACGGCTGAAGTCATCGCAGCCTTTGAAGCATCACAAGGAGACGCACTATGACAACAGTATGGCAAATCAGTCAAATGGAAAGAACGCTTGCAGACGGTGGCGTAGTCGTATGTCACTGGCGAGCTACGGCAACTGACGGTGATTTCTCAGCGACCAACTACGGCACTGCTGGCTTCACACCAGATCCATCCAGCTCAGACTGGGTGGCTTACGACAGCATCACTGAGGACATGGCTTTAGGCTGGTGCTTCGCTAACGGTGTTGACAAGGACGCTATTGAGGCGTCACTAGCTGCTAACATTGAAGCGCAGAAGAACCCAACTCAAGCATCAGGAGTACCATGGTAATGATGATATTAGATTATTTAAACGCTCTCACAGCCCTTGTAACGGCCTGTAGCGCCATTACGGCACTTACTCCTACTCCTAAAGATGACAAGATCATTGGCAAGCTGTACAAGCTGCTGGAAGTAGGCGCATTGGTTATTGGTAAGGCTAAACGATAAATGCAGGAAGAAGCAAAAGTCGCAGTGGACGCACTGGCGGTAACTACGACAGTGTCCACCCTAATGGGCTGGATACCTGCTGTGGCTGCTGCTTTGAGCATTATATGGACTGTCATCAGGATCCTTGAGACGGAGACAATACAAAACTTAATCCATAAAAAGAAGGACTCTTAATGTGGAGTACATTGATCTTATTGGATCAATCTGGCCCATCTTTGTGGGCTTCATTGTGCTTGTCCTTACGTTGGGCAGGCTAATGTCCCGTATGGACGTAGTGGAAGAAAAACTTAAAACTTTGTTTGACCTCTGGAATAATCGGAACAGCTAATGGCTTATAAAGTACTTACTAAGCAACAGTGGAATAGCCTACCTGCCTACAAGAAGTATCAGATGAGGTATAGAACTCCTGATTTGTACAACTACTATCAAGATAGGTATGTGCCTAAAGCAGAGCCTGTTGCACAAAAAAGAACTATTGAAGCTGAAGACGGTATGCTCGGAAGCTTAGACTCTGATATAAAACCTGTAGCGTATGAAGCCCCCGCATTAACACCGCTTACTACAGGTTCTATGGAGCGTAGAAGAATTAGTGACCCAATAGGCTCTGTGGGTAACTCTGGAACTCAACAAGTCCTTACTGAAGCTGCACCGTTAGCAACACTTACTACAGGTTCTTCTACGGAAAGTACAAGAGTTGTAGACCCAATAGGATCTGTGGGCAATGCACCTAAAGGTTGGTGGGACGTAGCAGACCCTAAGGCTTTCTTTGGTGTACAGGGCGACCGTAATGCTACACAACAAGCTAATACAGATAGGTTTATTAATGAGTGGGAAGAAGTCTCAGACAACAGCAGGACTTCCAGAAGTACCTTAAACGGTTTAATAGACGGTACTTATGATGCTAGTTTAGTAGCCGACAACTGGGGTTCTAATACAGCCTTAAGTGGCTTAGAACAAGTAAAGAGTTACTCAGACACCATAGGTGAATACGGTGGTGACTTCGGGGCTTACTTACGTCAAGAGTGGGACAACTTTAACACTTCTCAGGGTGTGGACTTAGGTGGTCTAAATACTAATCCTACACAGGGTGGTACAGGTGCTGGGGGTGGTTTAGGTGGTGGCTTAGGAGGAGGCGCTGGAGGCCCTTCTGACAGAGCAGTTGTAGAAACTCCTGAAAGATTGTCCATGCAGTCTTATAATGATGCTATAATTGCCGCTGCAAAAGAAGCTGATGTACCTTTGGGCGTTGATTCTCCTGATGGTGCTTACTATGAATTAAATTATGGTCAGTTTGATGATGTACCTTTAGGCGGTTACAAGCAAGTAAGAGAACCTTCCAGCATAGGCCCTAATGAATTTTTAGAGATGGGCGCTAAGTTTTTACTATCTACTATTGTTACTGGAGGCGTTGGTGCTTTTCTTGGCAGTCTTGCAAACGGAGCTGGAGCTGTTGCGTCACTATCCGCAGGGATTCAAGGGGGTTTAGCAAACTTAGCCAGCATGGCTTCTGGTTTAGCTAACCTGCCTTCTAGCATAGTAAAAGCTATTACTGATCCTTTAGGGGGCGTAGCTTCTCCTAACGGCGGTATGATTTATAACTTTTCTGAAGCTGGAAATGCAATAACCGACATTATAAAGTTAAATGACTTTGTGCAGAATGAGTCAGTAGTTAATTCAGAAGATCCTGAAGCTATTATTACTAATGAAGACGCTCTTAATACTGTTTTGGAAGACGGCGTTCAAGCTGGTTTAGACATTGTAGAAGCAATTAAAGAAGAACAGAAAGACGAAGCGACTCCTCCAGAAAACGTAATAACAGAAGAAGAAGTATCTTTAGACGCAGATTCAGACTTAATGGGAACTTCAATCGTTGAAGAAACCATAGGTGACGAAGGCTTTACTACTACTCCTTTACCTACTTCAGAAACTGTAGTTGACGAAGTAGTAGTAGACGAAATACCCACAGAGCTTGGTGAAGTTGATGATTCTGTAGAAGTAAAACCTTACATTCCACCACCACAAACAGAAACCCAAGCTACTGATGAATCAGCGCCTGACGGTGGCGGGGGTGGCGCTGAAAGCGGAGGCGCTAGTACCGCTGGGGCTGGCACTCCTGCTACTGCTGGAGGTTCTGAGGCTGCTGGAGGTTCTGAGGCTGCTGGAGGTTCTGAGGCTGCTGGAGGTACTTCAGGTTCCAGTGAAGGAAGCACTGGTGACGCCCAAAGCACTGACGCTTCTGGATCAGGAACTGAATCGGTTGAGTCTGAAAGTGGAGTTATAGTCGGTTCAAACGATGGTGTTCCCTATACTAGAAACCCAGTTATAGCTGACAACGGCCCTTGGGTTTATCAAGGGGGAGGCGTGTGGATTATACCTACCGACGAAGAACAAGTTTTACGAGAAGTTTTAGTAGCGGAAGATTATGGTGGTACTTTGGCTGTACAGCTTGCAGAGTTAGCAGCGGGTGAGCCTGACCCTGACTTACAAGCAAAGTACCTTGAAGAAGCTAAAAGGTATATAGGAGATTCTGAAAACTTACCTCCTAATTTTGAAGAAATGACTGCGGAAGAGCTTGAAGAGTTCTTAAAAACACCAACTGGTGAAGTTATTGACGAAACTCCAGAACAGCCCGTTTTTAACGATCCTAATTATGATCCTAATAAAGCAGAAATTTTTAAAGAAGGAGACAGAGCTGATATAGTCCAGAGTTCTGTAGGTACTGGAAATACTACTACTTCGGAGACTCAAGAACAGATTGAGGCTAAGGCAGCAGAAGAACCAGAAAACAATCTTTCAGTAGTTGATGCTGTTTTAACCTCAGGAAGTGCTGCTACTGATATTTTAGAAGTTCTTATTGAGGAAGTAACTAACGACAACTCTACAGCTCCTGCCGATATAGACACTACAGGCAGTGCTTCAACCAGTACTACAGATACTACAGATACTACAGATACTACAGATACTACAGAAGTAGTAGACCCTAATCAATCAACCACAGATTCCGATGGTGACGGTATTGATGACAATCAAGACATTGATGATGATAATGATGGCAGTATAGATCAAAACGATCCTGACCCTACAAACCCAGCAGTAAGCGGCGGGGAAACTGCTTCTGGAGGTGCTGTAGACGGAGACGGTGTAGACACTGGTGACGGTGGAGAAGCTGGCGATGGCACTGATACTGGCACAGGAGACGGCGGTGGCTCTGGAGACGGAGATGGGTCTGGAGACGGTGACGGCACTGGGACAGGTACAGGTACTGGAGAAGGTGATGGGGATGGCGATGGTGACGGGGACGGTTCTGGCGATGGCGATGGTAGCGGTAGTGGCTTAGGCGGTACAGGTATGTTTGGTGGGGGAGGAAGTTCTCCTACTGATATTTTCCAATCTAGCTTTAAGCCTTTAGAGTACAACACACAACTTCTAACTCCAACTTTATTTGATTTTATAGACTACAATCCTCTTAGGAACTTGAAATGACATATTTAGAATTAGTAAACGGAGTCCTGAGAAGGCTCAGAGAAGATCAAGTAGGCTCCGTTAATCAAAACCCTTATTCAGCTCTTATCGGTGATCTTATTAATGACGCTAAAAGAACTGTTGAGGACGCTTGGGATTGGTCTGCTCTACGCACCACTCTTACCATATCCACAACGGAAGACATCTTTAACTACGTACTTGTAGGTAGTGGTAATAGGATTAAGATTATTGACGTTATCAATGATACGTCCAACTGGTTTATGACTTACAAAGACACGCATTGGATGGACAATGCCTTCTTAAACGAAACACCTCCTAAGTCAAGCCCTACGTTCTACAACTTTAATGGTGTGGACACTAACGGAGACACTCAGGTTGATCTTTATCCTATTCCTAACGCTGTTTATACTATCCGAGTAAACTGTGTCCAACGTAACCCTGACTTAGTTAATGACACTGACAAGCTTCAAATCCCACACATGCCCGTACTGCACTTAGCGTTGGCTTTGGCTTCCAGAGAGCGTGGGGAAACTGGCGGTAGATCCGCAGGAGAAATGTTAGCATTTGCTCAGAACTATATGTCTGATGCAATTGCTTTGGACGCATACAAGCACCCAGAAGAAACTATCTACAGGGCGGTCTAAGCAATGGCTCAAGACAGACAGAACATAACGATTGCAGCCCCTGCGTTTAGAGGTTTAAACACACAGGACTCTCCGCTTAGTTTGGATGCTTCCTATGCGTCCATTGCGGATAACTGTATTATTGACCAGTACGGTCGTATAGGCTCTCGTAAAGGGTTTACAGCACTTACTTCAAGCACAACTCCTATAGACGGCAGTAACGGTATTGAAGTTATTAAAGAGTACATTAACCCCACAGGTGCTAACGTTATTCTTTCAGCGGGTAACAATAAAATATTCACAGGCACTACTACCCTTACTGACGCAACCCCAGCAGCTTACACAATTACAACTAATAACTGGAAGATGGTAAACTTTAACGACCATCTGTATATGTTTCAACTTGGGTATGAGCCTTTGATGTACTCTGCTCATGCTGGCGTTGTAGAAACAATGTCTTCACACGCTCATGCTACAGGTACTCCACCAGAAGGCAATGAAGTTTTAGCAGCCTTTGGCAGACTCTGGGTAGCTGATTTCTCAGCGGACAAGTCTACTATTTATTGGTCTGACTTACTAAACGGCTCAGGCTGGTCTGGAGGCTCCACAGGCTCTCTTAATATTAGTAAAGTATGGCCTAACGGGATGGATGAGATTGTTGCCTTAGCAGCTCACAACGGTTTTTTAATTATCTTTGGTAAAAACTCCATTGTTGTCTATCAAGGGGCTATTGATCCTTCCACGATGTCTTTAGTGGATACAATTGCAAATGTAGGTTGTATTGATAGAGACACTGTACAGTCCACAGGTACTGACTTAATCTTTATGTCCAGTGAAGGCTTACGCAGCTTTGGTAGAACTATTCAAGAAAAGTCAATGCCCGTTAGGGACATTAGTAAGAATGTTCGTAATGATTTGTTAGCTATTAATGTACAGCAAGTTAACAGTCCCTTACGCTCCATATACAGCCCAGAGGAAGCATTCTACTTACTGTCCTTTAGTGACTCTAAGTACGTCTACTGCTTTGATATGAGGACTGCTCTGGAGGACGGGGCGC